TTCGGTTCCATATTATGCTGTCTCCGCTTCTTCTTTTACTGTGTGTGCCGCCTTCTGGGCGAAGCTCTGCGCCTCGCCGACTAGGTCTTTCGCCCCTCCGTCGCCCTTTGCCGCTATTGCCGCCCCTGCTTTCTGCGTCCCTCCGGCCTCGACTTGCATCTGCTGTTGATGCGCGGCAATATGCTTTCCGACGGCTTGCATAACAGCTTGCTGAATCGGAGGCGGCGCCGACAAGAACTTCGGATGCTTCTGAACAACCTGGGGATTCTGAAGCTTGATATGCGTGTTGTGGTCCTCGCCAGGCGTGACGCCAGGGTCGTAGCCCTGTGCCGCGAACTCGAAGAAGAGTTCTATCTCCAGTGCCGCCGCCTTCGCCGCGTTGATATTCGCGGCATCCTTGAGGAATGTCTCGGGATCGACCTCGCCCCACGACCTGATAAGATACTTGTCCATCTTCAGCCTGTCCACGTTCGGGCTTGTCGCGAGCGCCTGGGCGAGTTCACCGGACTGCTGGCGGTTCATCTTCTCGTAGAGGATGTTCGAGGACCCTGCCGCGACGTTGAAGTTATACTGGCCCTGGAGGTGCCACGCTTCGAGTGCCAAGTCTGTCATCTCAGCACCAGCCTCGGAGGTCCTGCGGAGGTTAAAGCCCTTCGGTGTCAGAGGCTCGTAGCTCAGAGTCTTGAACATATTTTTCGTGACCCAGATGAACAGGTCGTTGACCGGCCCCTGGTTATACTCGCGATTCAGTTCATCCGCCGAGGCGGCGAGAGCTTTACCGGTCGCCAGGGCTTGCGTGTTGGCACTACCTGTAGTTCGGACGGACTCGGACTCGAATGATAGGATGTCACGCATAAGGGAATCCTCGCCAGCCGGTATCGTTCCCCAGTCCAGCGGCTCCAGGCTGTTGAGATCGTTAAGCTCCAGGAGTTCGCCATCCTCGGGACTCCGTAGCCTGTCGCGAATCGTCGTGTTGTTGTCGGCCTCGCCCTTCTTGATCTTCGCCATCCTCTTGAACCTGTCGAGGATCTGCACCTTGCGGGTGACGATGCGGATAATGGCATTTTGATACTCGTTCTCATACTCCATTATCGGCGTGGCCCAAAACTCCTCGGCGACGTCGAGATGTAGACGGAAGTAAGGGAGTCCACCCTCGACGAGCCACTCGGCATCCATGTCCACCTTGACGGTGCCGGTGTCGGGGTTGGCCTCCTGGTCTTCGACTTGGTCGTCGGACCTTACAAGCCCGATGCCACTCAGCGCCGAGGTAGCCTTATCCTTCACTTTACCCAAGAGCGGGCGTGTGTTCTCAGGATTCGGGTCCAGGGTCTGCGTCAGGTCTTTGCGCAGGAGAGGATGTTCGATCTCCTCGATAGGCTCCTTGATGCCATCGACGAAGAAGATCCTCCGGCGGCCTACCCTGTCGCACCACTGGACACAACGCACAGTTCCAGCGAGACGGTGAGCCTCGGACATCGCTTCCTTGTCTTCCGGCGATCCGCTCTCCGGCGACATCCAGTCTTCTTTCTTGCCCTCGCCGGAGACGTTGACGCGGAGGTCTTTGTTCGCCAACTGCTGGAGCTTCTCTTTGTGATCCTTGAATCGTGGATCTCCTATCAGGTCGTCGATGCCGACAAACATCTCCTCGCCGACGAACCTTGAACTGTAGAAGTCGTGAGCCTCGCAGAGTGGGTCCGTGAGCATATACTGAGGCTTGACGTGGCGGATAAAAGGAAAGCCCTTGAACATCGCGTCCGTTGCTAGATACGGAGCGACAGTCTGGGCTTTGGCAGGAAAGAGGTCGAAACTTACGAATCCGTTGTAGCAGAATAGAGCGTCGAAGAGAACTTGCTGGACGATAGGAGCGCAACGCATAATCTCCAGGCCGTCATTCGCGAAGTCTTCGAGGATGGCGCTGGAGTTGGCAAGAGTGCTACCCGACTGTTGGTCTGCCGGATCGGCCTCGGGCTTGATGTAGACGTATGGATTCTTGTAGGCGGTGGAAGCGATGACCTCACGCACGATCTTGTAGAATCGCGAGATCATAATCTTTTTGCCCTTCACGCCCTCGACCTCGAACTTCAGCTTGAGGCGCTCCTTGAGAGCTTCCCACTCTTTGACGCGGACGTCGCGGGACTTTCGGCACATCGAAGCTGTCTCGGTCCAATATCGAATTTCTTTGTCGGTCATCTTGCCCCTGTCAATCGAAACGACCGGCGACTTCGCGGCCCAACTTCTTCACCTGGTCCTTGATGAATGCTGTGTTTACCTTGACTTCACCATCGTCGGCCATCTGCATAACCGCCGCCGCCTCACTAGAAGGATGGGAACCTTTCCATAAATCGTCAAGTGCGCGGCCCAGGTTCGCCAACATATCGACCTGGTCGTCGGGCGGCCTCGGGAAGTTCTTCATCTCCATAAGTAGGCCCGCGACCCAGGGCGGCGACTTGCCGGTCTTGGCATCCCGAGGGAGGAAAACCCGACCGTTGTTCCATCGTCCTTGAAACGGTATGGCGTGCGTCGGCTTGTCGGTGATCCTCGGGACAGTCTCCCATCCACCACACCATCCGTCAGCCTTAAGCTCCCGAATCCGCTTCCGGCGTGCCGTCCCTGCGACGTTTTCGATCTGACCGCCCTCACCTACCCATCTCTGCGGGCGCCAGTGTCGAGCCATAGCCAGTTCTTGGTCGATCCAGATGTCACTCGTTACCTGCTTGTGGTAGACATCACGAATATACCAATTATCGCTAGAGTCGATGCTGATAATACCGAGAGCCGTGTAATCACCCTTTTGATTCTTCGTCGCCGCGTCCGTTGCGCCGTAGTTTCTGACGAACTTCAGCGGCCTGGAGGAGTCATACCAGTTTATCGTCGGCGGCTTCCCTTCTGCCGTGAGCGTCTCGTCCATCCGAAAGTAAGCATTCTCGTCCGGCGTCGGGTCGAGCAACTGCTGGCAGGAGACGATGTAAGCCGAGGAATGGTCAACGAGAGAGCGCCACTCAGCATCGGTCAAGAAGACAGGATCGCCGGTGATGGTGCCGTCATCTGTCGCAGGGTGCATACGCGTCTTCGCGGCCCCGCGCTTAATCATCGTGTCATAGGTGTCGAACAGGTCGTAGCGCGTGCCGATGTATCGCTCATAAGAGATCCCGCCGATGACGCCCATGTTGCCGGAAAGCTCCCAGGCTGACGTCGTCTTCAGAGATTGCTCGACGGTCGTCACGCTCTGCTCGGTCACGACATCGTCATAGACGCGGATGTTGAAATGCTTCCCCGTCGGCATACCGTCCGTAAGTCCGCACGCCTCGACCGTTGCTTCTTTGGGATTCGCCTCGCGCTTGAAGATGATGCCGTCGTTCTCTGACCACTTCGGCGCGTCTTTATCGGGCTTGTCCCAGAGTATATCGGGGAAGACGCCCTGTAGGAGTTGGTTGCCCTCGGCCTCTCCCTTGATCTTGCGTAGGAACGCCTTCGAGATAGCGCGGACGTGACTGAAGATCCCGACGGTAACTTCGGTGCCGTTCCACTTCGGGTCGGGATTGTTGCCGTGTGACGTCAAGATGTCCTGAAGCGTCAGCCCGAACGTGATGACCGTAGACTTGCCGTGACCTCGCGCCCAAAGGTCGAGCATACCGTTCGGGTCGGCCTGGACCTCGCGACAGCGGTCGAGCCACCATTGCTTATCCATATATCCCAAACCCTGGCATCCGTAGCGCAGGAGGAAAAACAGGTCGTTGCGGCAGAACATACGAAACAGTCGGGACCTCTCAAGCTCCGACTTCCCGCTGATCGGGTCGAGGATGTAGTCGTAATGCTCGGGCGTCGGCATCCTGGAGAGATCCAGTCCGTAGTCTTCCGGCGTTGCGACAAGATCTTCGGCGGCGGCGTTCATTTATGGGCCTTTGTGAAGATCATCGGCGGGTTGCTCTCTTCGCTATACTGCTGGCTGATCTTTAGCGCCGCCTCTCTATCGCCTTCAGCCATCGCCGCGTATCTCGCGTCGCGCTCCTGCTTGCGGTCGGCGTCTTCTCTCTCGAAAACCATAAGCTCGTAGATGCTGTTGGCTTGTGGATACGCCAAGACGCGGCGCTTCGCTTCGACGTTCGCGGCGTCGATGTCGCGCCAGTTTATATGAATCTCGAAGGATACGACATCTGCGAAGTATGGCGGCCCCTTCCATCGTGGCTTCGTCTTGTTATATTCGCGAGCGTTTCGTTTCGCTTGCGCCTTATACCTCCGCAACTCCTTTGCGTCTTCGAGCTTCCGTTTGTCCAAATTCTTCTGCATAAACTCTACCTGTTCGGCGTGCATTCGATCCGCCCGCTCATTGGCACGAAAAAGCACCCAATCGAACTCGCGTCTCTTCTTGCGTGCGAACAGGCGGTCTTGATTCGCTCGAACCCTATCGGGTATAGGCACAGATAAAAGCGACGGAAGACTCGCGCTGTAAAGCGGAGCCGGAATGGCAAGTTCCTCGTCGCAAGAGTTCCACCAAGCCGTCTGACATACCAGTGGACTGCGGCCCATCGGCAATACGCGCCGGTCGTGCTGGAACATCGTCTGGAATCCGCTGGAGATCTTGACATACTCGCCTGGGAGTGGGTCCATTAGCATTTACTTCTCTCCCTTGCGCTTGAGGAACCTGGAGAAGAAGCTCGGCTCTTTGACCGGCGTCTTGGCGTAGTTCACTGGCGGCTGACGTATGGTCCCGTCGATCTGCGACCGGATGAGTTCGCCGTGTTGCTCGACGGCGCGTTCTTCTGCGAGTGTCCTATATAGGGAGCTTTGGATAGCGATG